TTTTTTATGGATAAATTATGGAAATAAAAGTTAAAATTGAAGACTTGAAGAAGCACAAATTGTTTGTTGCGACACCGATGTACGGTGGTATGGCTCATGGCATGTATGTTAAGGCTAGCCTTGACTTACAAGCACTCATGTCCAAGTATGGTGTTGAAACACGATTTTCGTTTTTGTTCAATGAATCATTAATCACACGGGCTAGAAATTATTTGGTAGATGAATTTCTCCGCTCTGAATGTACCCATCTACTGTTTATTGATTCTGATGTTCACTATAATCCACAAGATGTAGTCGCACTTCTAGCACTTGATAAAGATGTTATTGGTGGTCCTTATCCCAAGAAGGCTATCAACTGGAACAATATCGCACTTGCCGCACGTAAACATCCAGACTTAGCACCACAAGAATTAGAAAATCTTGTTGGTGATTATGTGTTTAACGTTGTTAAAGGCACTCAACAATTCTCCGTGACTGAACCTCTAGAAGTTTTGGAGATTGGTACTGGCTACATGATGGTCAAGCGAGAAGTGTTTCCAATCTTGGAAGAAAAATATCCTCAATTGCGTTACAAACCTGACCACGTTGGGCAAGCACACTTTGATGGCTCAAGATATATCCATGCATATTTTGATACCGTGATTGATACACTTGATAGCGCAACAGGCGGTGGTTCTGAAAGATACCTAAGTGAAGATTATATGTTTTGTCAACTATGGCGCAAAGCTGGTGGTTCTATCTTCTTGTGTCCATGGATGAAGACACAACATATCGGTACATATCCTTTCACTGGTAACCTATCTAAGATTGCTGAATTGACAGGAAAACTATAATGACAACTTGGTTGCCGCCAAAACCTGATGATATCAAAGCATCACAGACTGCAACTACAGGCGGTCGTAAGTTTGACGGAAACAAACTAGAATATGGTTTGATTCCGCCTCTTGCTCAACAAGAAATGGTACGGGTTCTCACTTTCGGTGCTCAGAAATATGAAAGAGACAACTGGAAAAGAGTTCCCGATTCCAAACGCAGATACTTTGATGCACTGGAACGCCATCTATGGGCATGGAAAATGGGTGAGAAACTAGACCCAGAATCAGGTATACATCATCTAGCCCATGCTATGTGTTGTCTATCTTTTTTGTATGAGCATGATGTTAAGTATTCGCTTGACAATGCTGAATGAATATTGTATAATTAAATTTTTTTGGAGAGTATATTATGAAATTGTCTAAAGACACCTTGACCGTATTGAAAAACTTCGCAACTATCAATGATGGTATCATGTTCCGTAAGGGTAGTGTATTGCGTACCTGTGATGCATCTAAACAAGTTTTGGCCGAAACTACAATCAGCGAAACGATTGATGAAGATTTCGGTATCTATGACTTGAATAAATTTCTTGCGGCTTTGAGTTTGCATCAGGATGATTCACACCTTCGACTTGATATGGCAACCAGTACTGCTATTATCAATGATAGCACTGGTCGCAAGAAAAGTAACTATCGAATCTGTGAACCAAATATGATTAAGAATGCATCCGACAAATCAGTTAAGATGCCTGAGCCAGAAGTTAAGTTTACTCTTAGTCAAGAAGACCTTGAATATAGTCTACGTGCATCTTCTATTCTTGGAACACCACACATTGCAATAAAATCTGATGGTAGCAAAGTTTGTATCTCTGCACTTGATGATAAAAATACATCCACACACAGTAATGAACTTGAAATTTGTGATGGTAATGGTAAGAAATATAAAATGCTTTTCAAGACTGAGAATATGAAAATGATTCCCGGTTCTTATGAAGTTTCTATTTCTTTTAAAGGTATCGCACACTTCAAGAACACCACAAAGCCATTGCAATATTGGGTTGCTACAGAACTCGGTTCGACCAGCGAAGGTTGATTTGATTTTTTTGAATTTTTTATTATGGAGTTTTTATGCAACATTTATTGTGGACCGAAGCACATCGTCCCAAAACTATTGAGGAGTGTATTCTACCAGAACGTCTGAAAAAGCCGTTTCAAGAATATGTAAACTCAGAAAAGATTCCACATCTGTTACTATCTGGTGGTGCAGGTGTTGGAAAAACTACAGTTGCGAAAGCAATGTGTAATCAGATTGGGGCTGACTACATTATGATTAACGGTTCAGATGAATCGGGCATTGATGTTTTTCGTACCAAGATTAAAGACTTTGCATCGTCAATGTCATTCACTGGCGGACGTAAAGTTATCATCATTGATGAAGCTGACTATCTGAATCCAAATTCAACCCAGCCAGCTTTGCGTAATGCAATGGAAGAATTTGCATCTAACTGTTCTTTCATCTTTACATGTAATTTCAAGAATCGTATCATTGACCCACTACATAGTCGGTGTGCAGTTGTTGACTTTACATTAAAGAATGATGAAAAGACAAAGATGGCTGGGCAGTTTTTCAAGCGCATCCAGTCAATTTTGCAAAGTGAAAATGTTGAGTATGAAGACAAGGTAATTGCTGAATTAGTCAAGAAACACTTTCCAGACTTTCGGCGCATCTTGAATGAGTTGCAACGCTACTCACAGTTTGGTAAGATTGATGTTGGTATTCTCGCACAGATTGGTGATATATCAATTGCAGAAATCACTAAGCACTTGAAGAACAAAGACTTTGGTGCAATTCGTAAATGGGTTGCTACGGCTGACTTTGATGCCGCAACATTGTATCGCAAACTGTATGATAGTCTTTATGAAGTATTGCAACCACAAAGCATACCTCAAGCGGTTATTATTCTAGCCGACTATCAATACAAGCAAGCATTCGTTGCTGATGCTGAGATTAACACCGTTGCTTGTTTGACTGAACTTATGGTAAGCGTGGAGTTTGTATGAGTGATTTTGAAGTACACCCAATTGGAACATCTACTGAGATTAAATATTCTCGGGAATTAGTTAAAGCAATTGAGCAGATTACATACCAATATGGAGAAGGTATCGTGCCTAAGTCAGTTTTCAATGCATACTTGAAACTAAAACACCACCATGATGTTAAACTTGAATCGGAAAATCTATGATATTAGATTTATTTAAACCCACATTTGATTGGATCAAAGATGATTGGAACTCTAATCGTATTCGTTTTGTTGCTGAGTTGCTTGCCTGGGCTATTAGTATTGGGTGCTCGATTACAATGGCTCTCACGGTTCCATATCCACCCCTTCTTGCTCTTTATCCTGTGTGGATTACTGGCTGTGCTATCTATGCTTGGGCTAGTTATACTCGGAAATCATTTGGGATGCTTGCTAACTACTTACTGTTAGTTGCTATTGACATGCTTGGTTTGATTAGGATGCTAACATGAGTTATCTATATGATGATGGCGGTAAATCTCTTGGATGGTTTACACAACAAGAAGTAAAAGAACGAAGAAATCACATTTCTGCGGCTATATATGCATTTACTTTTGCTGAAGAAAAACCGAGTGAAAAAGTTTTGCCTTATGAATTAGAAGATACTTTTTACATAGGAATGTCTGGCGGCACGGCTTTTGAATATACTTACGATAGCAACAAAGGCAAATACTTCACGGCTTTTGGATACAGACAAAAAACTCATTGGCGACATTTAATAAAAATAAATGATACTTTTGATATGAAATATCTTCCATTCCATGAAAAGTATTTGCCCGAAGAAAATACACACAAAACTATCTTTATGAATATTTGTATTCCTGGTGATTTATTGCAAAAACAGAATGTTAGAGGATATTTAAGTGTTGTTGAGCAAGAGTTTATTTACTTGTATCAAAGACGTTGGAATGGTCCACCTCTATTAAATCTTGCTGAAAATACAACAACAAGAAAGACTGGCAATGATGCATCTAATTCTGGTAAGTTGAGAGAATTCTCACGAAAAAATAATCTTAATAAATTTTATGAGTAATCCATTTGACTATGTAAATCAGATCCTGCAGGGTAAAAAGCAGTTGATTGTAGATGATGTTACAGAGAAATCCTATGAACCATTTCTAGTGAATCGTGCGCTTTCCTATCATAAGGATTGTATCATGTACGCCAATGAAATGAATCGTAGGGCTATCCTAGACAAGAAACTGCAAAATGACTATTTACTAAATATAGTTAGGTCCAAGAAAAGACCTTTCAATAAGTGGGTTAAGGCTGAAAAAAGTGAAGATATAGCATGTGTAAAGACATACTTCGGTCTATCCGATTCTAAAGCCCGTGAAGCCTTGCGCCTACTTAGCGATGAACAAATCCAAGAATTAAAAGAAAAAACCGATATCGGTGGATTAAGGAAATGAAATGGTCGACTTATCAACCTTTGTTGAGGTGACGCTAAACGAACACGATGACTTCTTAAAAGTAAGAGAGACACTAACCAGAATTGGTGTATCCTCACGTAAAGAACGGGTTCTATACCAGTCTTGCCACATCTTACACAAACGTGGACAGTATTATATTGTCCACTTTAAAGAATTATTTGCTCTAGACG